TCGGCTGGACCGGTAACACTATCAGCATAATGGCAGGATTAAGCGCATCAGGATTAAAAACACAAATTAAAAGTTATACTGAAACAGATTCAAATGTTTTAACAGATGCTGTTTTAGAAAATATTATTTTAAATGCTCAATACAAAATATTTAGAGAAATTCCAATAGATGCAAATAGAAAACAACAATTAGGTAATTTAGTTGCTGGACAAGAATCTATTAACTGTCCTGCAGGAGCTGTATTTATTAGAGGTATACAAGTTTACGATACCGCAGGATCAGAAACTACAGGAGCTAATAGATGGTTAGAGAAAAAAGATTATACTTACTTACAAGAGTTTCAAGATGTAACGGGCACATCTGCAGCACAAGGTCAACCTAAATACTATGCTATGTTTGGTGGTGCTACAGGAGAGTCTGACACTACATCTGGACGTATAGCTTTTGCTCCAGTTCCTAATACTACATATAGATTTAGGGTTCACTTTGATAAAGCACCTGATCTTTTAGAGGGCGATAATACTAATTATATAAGTCTTAATTTTCCAAATGGATTATTATATGCGTGTCTAGTAGAGGCATACGGCTTCTTAAAAGGCCCAATGGATATGTTGACATTATACGAACAAAAGTATAAACAAGAAGTACAGAAGTTTGCTGCAGAGCAACTTGGTAGACGTAAAAGGGACGACTACACAGATGGTACAGTACGTATTCAAGTCCCTTCACCGACACCATAACAGGAGATTAATTATGGCAATAACATCAGCAATATGTTCAAGCTTTAAACAAGAGCTTTTACAAGGTAAACACAGTTTTGAATCTTCAGGTGGACACACTTTTAAAATTGCCTTGTTTGATAGTGATGCAAGTTTAGGTGCTTCTACAACAGACTATTCAACATCAGAAGAAATTACAAATACATCAGGATCTGCATACACTGCAGGTGGAGCAACTCTTACAAACTCAGGTGTATCTTTATCTTCAACTACAGCTTTTACAGACTTTTCAGATGTAACTTATTCATCTGCTTCTTTCACTGCAAATGGTGCATTAATATATAATACAACAACAGACGGTGGTTCATCTACTACGGATGCTGTTTGTGTAATTGCATTTGGCGGTGACAAGACGGCTAGTAATGGAACTTTCAAAATAGAATTTCCTACAGCAAATTCAAGTAGCGCAATCATCAGATTAGCATAGGAGGCCGACCATGTCGGTATCTTCAGGATGGGGCAGGTTCACCTGGGGCCAAGCTAATTGGAATGAAAATCAAAAATTTGGAGCAGGTTGGGGAGCCAAGACTTGGAATGAACAATCTTGGGGAGATCTTAATGATGTAACTGTTTCTTTAACAGGTCAAGAAATAACTTCCAGCATGGGTATAGAAGGCTGGGGTAATAATACTTATGGTCAAGGTTCTTGGGGCGAGTTTGCAATTACAATTGGTTTAAGTCCAAACTTTGATATTAGTGGTGTAGAATTTTCAGCTAGCGCAGGTTCTTTATCAGGAATTGGTTCTGCAGTTGTAGAGCCATCAGGTGTCTCTGCATCATTTAGTGTTGGATCATTAGCAGTTGAATCAGATGCTAATGTATCTATGTCAGGTCTTTCTTCATCATTTGCATTAGGCGCTGTAACAGTTGCTGACATGGCTGTTGGTTTAACTGGTCAAGAAGCAACTTTAAGTCAAGGAACTGCAATCGCACCAAACGATACTGTTCAACCATCAGGTTTATCTATAACCTCAGCTCAAGGAACTGCAGTTGGATCTTCTAGTAATCAGGTTGATGTATCAGGATTTTCAATGTCCGCATCTCTTGGAACAGCAGTTGCACCAAATAATACAGCAGTCATATCCGGTCTTTCAATAGAAACTCAATTAGGATCAATTGTTGGATTAGGTGGAGCCGTAGCTCAACCCACAGGTCAGTCTGCAACCGCTAGTGTAGGGGCTTTAGATCCTAATGATATGACTCTTGGATTATCGGGTCAATCATTTAGTGCTAGTATTGGTTCTGTATCTATAGCAGATATTCAGGTTGGATTAACTGGTCAATCAGCTACATTTAGTATTGGATCAGTTAATATTTTTGCTTATGGCGATGTTGACACTGGCTCAAATACATCTTATAGTAATGTTTCAACTGGATCGAATGATACATATTCGGATGTTGCAACTGGATCAAATACAAGTTATAGTGACGCTGCATAGGAGATAAATTATGGCATCAACATTTACACCTTTAGGTGTTGAACTTCAAGCAACTGGTGAAAACGCCGGTACATGGGGAACAAAAACTAATACTAATTTACAACTTATTGAACAAATATCTGGTGGTTTTACAGCGCAATCAATTGCTGGTGGTGCACAAACTACAGCTCTTACTATTACTGATAATGGGACTGGTGATGTAGCGGGTCACAGAATGATTGACTTTACTGGTTCAATTACTGGAAATCAAATTGTAACAATACCTTTAGATGTTCAAACTTTTTATATTTTAAGAAACTCAACTTCAGGAGCATATACAGTTCAGTTTAAATATGCATCAGGATCTGGTTCTACATTTACTTTTTCAGCAACAAACAAAGGCACTGCAATAGTATTTGCAGCAGCTAACGATGGAACTAATCCAGATATCATACAAATTCAAACAGGTGGAGATGTTGTTGATGATACATCCCCACAATTAGGTGGAGATCTAGATACTAACAGTTTTAATATAGCTTTTGATGATGCACATGGAATTAATGATGAGAATGGAAACGAGCAAATAGTATTTCAAACAACTTCATCTGCGGTAAACCAATTAGATATAACTAACGCTGCAACAGGTAATGCACCATCTATTCAAGCAACTGGTGGTGATTCTAATATTAATTTAAAAGTTGGACCTAAAGGAACTGGTTTAATTGAAGTTCTTGGTGCAGATAATCCAGGTTCAATTCAACTTAACTGTGAATCTAACTCCCACGGGATTAAACTTACGTCACCCCCACATAGCTCTGGGCAGTCGTATGAACTAAAATTCCCAACTGGAAATGTAACAGCAGACAGATTTTTAAAAGTAGCATCAGTATCTGGTTCAGGTACAACGGGTGTTGGACAACTATCTTTTGCTGAAGTATCAGGTGGTACTTCATGGCAAGCAGTAAAAACTTCTACTTTCACAGCAGCAGCTGGTGAAGGTTATTTTGTAAACACAACAAGTGGTGTAATAACAATGAATTTACCTGCAGGAAGCATAGGTGATGAAGTTGTATTCATAGATTACGCAGGAACTTTTGATTCTAATACTTTTACGATATCTGCAAATGGTTCGGAAAAAATTCATGGATCAACAGATGATTTAACAGTTTCAACAGAAAGAGCAGGAAATACTTTAGTGTATACAGACGGAACACAGGGCTGGCTGCTAAAGAATAATTAATTATGGCTACATATAAAGATATTGTTGGGACGGCAGTCCGAAATAATGCAGGTAATATTCCTACTGCAGAAACAGGACAGGTATTTTTTGATAGCACAAATATAGATTTTAAATATCAGTTTCCAAATTTATTATCATCTTGGAGAACTGGTGGATCTTTAAATACTGCTAGAATACAAATGGCGGGTTGTGGTGAATCTTCTACAGCAGCTTTAGCATTTGGAGGAGAGGTTCCAGGTTCTTTTAGTGCGTTAAATGAATCTTATAATGGCACAAGTTTTACAGAAGTTGGAGATTTAAATGCTGCTAAAGAGGGCTTAGCTGGTGCTGGATCGCAAACATCAGGTTTAGCAGTGGGTGGAAAAACAAGTATTCCTACGACTGTTGGTCAAACAGAATCATGGAACGGATCGGCTTGGACTGAAGTTGCAGACTTAAATACAGTAAGACATACTCTTGCTTGTACAGGTGAAACTAATACAGCGGCAATAGCTGTTGGTGGTGCACCTCCTGATTCAGTAGCAAATGCAGAAAAGTGGAATGGATCGTCTTGGACAGAAGTTGGAGATTTAAATTCAGGAAGACAAGGTCTAGGGGCTGCTGGAACTTATACAGCTGCTTTAGGTTTTGGTGGATTTAATGGAACTGCTAGATTAGCAAGTACAGAATCTTGGAATGATTCAAGTTGGACTGAAGTAAATGATTTAAATACAGCACGAAATGCACTAGGCGGAGCAGGAATCTATACATCAGCTTTAGCTTTTGCTGGAGATGTCCCACCTAACACTGGAAAAACAGAAGATTGGAATGGAGTAAGTTGGCAAGAAACATCTGATATGTCCACTGCCAGACAGGGTGGTATAGCGACGGCTGGAGACGTAAATAGTACAGATGCATTAGCTGCTGGTGGCGGAACTGGTCCAAGTGGATATCTTTCAGCAACTGAAGAATGGAGTGGAAGTTCAAATACTGATAAAACAATAAGCACAGATTAATTATGACAACATACAAAGACATACGCGGAACACATATTAAAACAGTAACATCAGATCCACCTGCACCTGTTAACGGACAGATGTGGTATAACTCAACTGATCAAGTTATGAAAGGGCTTACATCTAATCCTGCAGGCGCTTGGGCAACTGGTGGATCTTTAAATACTGCAAGAAATCATTTAGGATCTGCTGGAACAAAATCATTGGCTTTAGCTTTTGGTGGTGCAACTGATCCAAGTACTGAAAGTGGAAAAACAGAACAATACAATGGATCAGCATTTAGTGAGGTTGCTGACTTAAATACGGCAAGACGTACAAATGGAACAGGCGCTACCTACACGGCTGCTATTGCTATTGGAGGATATAACAGTAATCCTGATATAACTTATAATCAGACAGAAACATGGAACGGATCTAGCTGGACTGAAGTTAACGATTTAAATTCAGGGCGAGGAGATGCAATGTGCAATGGAACAACCACATCAGCTTTAGATGCTGGAGGAGATACTATTTCAAGTCCACCTTCAAAAGTAGCTACATGTGAATCTTGGAATGGAACAAGCTGGACTGAAGTTGGAGATTTAAACTCTGCAAGAGCCTCTGGTAGTAACGCTGGTAATGCAGATAATACTGTTGGATTAGTATCAGGTGGAAGAGACCCATCTGCAGCGGTTGCGGTTAATGAATCATGGAACGGAAGTGCATGGACTGAGGTGGCTGATATGAATACTGCTATAAGAAATAATAGAGGAGGGGGAGCATACAACTCTGCTATTAGTGCAGGAGGAAACACAGGAGGATACGCAGCTGATACTGAAACATGGAATGGGACTGCATGGACAGATGTAACAGGTCTATCAACAGCTAGGCAAAATGGTACAATGAGAGCAGCTAGTAGTGGAAGTGGAATATATATCGGTGGCGCTACCGCTACTTTTCAATCAGCTTCAGAGGAATGGACTGCACCTGTTGAAACAACAGTAACATTTACAGCTTCTTAATACTTGTAATAATTTTTAAATAAAGTATATAAGAAAGTATAGAAGGATATAAAGATATGAAAAAAGATGTTAAAGAAGTAATACAAGGTGAGGAACCTCATTTAAATAATTTGTTATCACAAGAAGATCTGTCTTCATTTAAAGGTATGGTAGACGAGCTTCGGGACACATGGACCAAGAAACAAATGTTTCGAACAGAAACAGAGGCAAGGTTTTCTGTGTTGCAGGATAACAGATACCCAACTAAAGCTTCAAAGTATTGGCAGTGTGTAAGAGAACAATCTAGTTATTTAGATAATCTTATGCATTTATCTTTTGACTACAGAAGAAATGAAGCAAAGATAACTTGGCTAGAGAAAAAAATAGAAAAAGAAGAAGATGAATATAAAGCAACTAAATACAAAATAGATTTAGATGAAGCTAGATTTGGTAAAGCATCTATGGAAAAAGTTGCAAGACATAGAATGCGTGAAATTAAGATGTGGTCTAAATTAAAGAAAGAATTTAACGACGGATCATTTAATGACAAAGATGTTAATGTGCATCAACTAGAATCTTATGGAATGCAATATCATGAAAAAGCAAAATCATTAAATGACAATTCAAGTGAGGCTGAAATCTTTAATGTGATGGGTCAATTACAATCTTTACAAAGAATTAAAAAGTCTGGTGAATTAGAAAGTAGTTACAAAGAGAAAGAACAAATAACAAACGATGGAAAACAAAAATCGTAAATTATTTTTTTTAGTTGCATTACCTAGATCTGGAAATACTTTGTTTGCAAGTATTATGAATCAAAATCCAGATATAGCTTGCACAGGTAATTCTGTAACATTAGAGATAATAAAAAATTTATATCTAATAAAAAAAATAGATACGTTTCAAAACTTTCCTGATCACAAATCTTTAGATAATATTTTAGATAATGTATATAATTTATATTATAAAGATTGGCCTCAAAAAATAATTATAGATCGTGGACCTGTAATGCTTAGTGGTAATCCTGGAAATTTTGAATTAATACAAAAACATTTTAAATATAAATTTAAATGTATTGTTTTACTTAGAAATCTAATGGATGTGTTTGCAAGTTATATGCAATGGTATACAGAAAACCCTAATTCATTTGTAAATAAATTAGGAAATACAGATGAAGAAAAACTATTACAATTAATGACAAAAGATGGTGCTATTGTAAAAGAACTTAAATCTATTAAAAATTCATATAATTATCCTGACATATGTTACCATGTAAAATATGATGACATTGTTACAAATCCTGAACAAGAATTCAAAAAAATATATAAGTTTTTAGGTGAGCCTTATTTTAATCATCGTTTTAACAATTTAGATCAAATTAAAATAAACAGTCTATCTTATGATGATAGAATAGTTGGTGATAATATGCATAAACTATTTGATGGACCTGTTAGAAAAGTATATAACCCTTATATAGAAAAGATACCAAAAAGTATTAGAGAAAGATATGGACACATTGAAATTTGATTTTGTATTTTTAGGTCAGTCAGTTTTAAAATATCAAGTGCCTCTTGATGTATTTCAAATAATTAATCATATCTACGAGGTTAATAAAAATAAATTAAATAAAGCTAACGGACAGTTGGTTGGTAAAATAGAAGATGAGCATTCTTTATTTTATCACGGTCAAGACCAATCAAAAATGAAAAACCATAATAAATTACCAAGAACTGTTACACATTATTTTTTAGAGATGTTTAAACACTATTTAGCATTTAATAAAATAAGAGATTATGATCTACACCTTAATTCTATTTGGGTTAATGAAATGAAACAACATGAATATAATCCTGCTCACATTCATAGGGGTATGTTGTTTACAGGTTTATCTAGTGTTATGATTTTAAAATTACCGTCAACATACGGTAGAGAATATTCTGCAGGTCACGTACAACAGAATGGAAGATTACAAATACTAGGTGCAGCTAATGGTCAGTTTGCAAAAATAGATTATCAGCCGCCTATGGATCTTAGAGACTTTTATATTTTTCCATACGACATGAGACACTGCGTATATCCATTTAATGGAACTACTGAAACTAGAAGAACTCTTGCTGCAAACTGTGATGTGCAATTTGATCCAGTAAAAAATAGAGGTGCAGCATGATACCAACAGAGCCGCGTTGGAAATCTTATTTAGTAGAAACCACTCAACCCATTTTTACACCTGAACAATGCCAGATGATAATTAATGCAGGAAGATCAGAACCCAAAGTTACGGCATCCGTTGGAAGTAATCAAGGTATTAAAGGTGGTGTAATAGATACTAAAACAAGAACCTCACATATAAGTTGGATACCATTTAAAAAAATGAATGAGATGTATAAACAGATAGAAAAAACAATGCTACAAACAAACGGTAATCATTTTGGTTTTGATGGTATGCAAATTACTGAGATGGCACAATACACAGAATATCCAGAGGGTGGGTTTTATGATTGGCATACAGATAATGATGTTAATTGTCAAAACGAACCACCAGTTAGAAAAATATCTATGACTTGTTTACTATCACCTGAACATGAGTTTGAAGGTGGTGATTTAGAATTAATGAAAGAGAGTAAAGCCGCAAAATTAAAACAAGGACATGCAATATTTTTTGCATCATTTGTCAGACACAGAGTTGCACCTGTAACACGTGGTAATAGAAAGTCTTTAGTAATGTGGTTTGGAGGCACACCATTTAAATGATTAAGGCAGCATACTTTCCAACAATCATATACGCAAAAGATGTTAATCTAGATAACAAACTCTTTGAAAAAGAAGTTGTTGATTGGGCTAATAGAGACAAAGGAGTTAAACGAACTAATATGAATGGTTGGCATAGTAAAACAAACATGCATCAAATACCAGTGTTTAAACCATTAGTTGATGAATTATTTAAAATGCAAATGGAAATATTTCAAGAAGAATGGTTAGAAAGTGAACCTTTAATCGGAAACATGTGGGCAAATATAAATCCACCAGGTGGATATAATAGACCACATGTGCATCCCAACAGTCATTTTAGTGGTGTGTATTATATTAAGGCACCTAAAAACTCTGGGCAGATAGTATTTAACGAACCAAGAGCAACAGCACATATGGTTATGCCTAGAAGAAAAGAAGGAGAGCCGCCTTCACATCTATGGAGAGAGGTTCGCGTAGATCCATTAGAGGGTAGAATAATTATCTTTCCTGCATGGCTATGGCATTGTGTTGAACCAAACGAGAGTAATGATATAAGAATATCTGTATCATTTAATTTTTTACAAAAGACAATGTTCGTATGATAAAATTAATTTATAAAAAACTACCCATAAATGAAATATCGTATTTTAATAGAAAGAAAGATGGTTTTTCTGCAGATGGTTCAGAAAAAGAATTCTATAATTTTTTAAAATCATCTATATCTAAATATGGAATAAAAGATCCAGTTTATATTGAGTATGGCGGCGAGTCTTACGGAGATATTTTAAAAATTATTGTAGGTAATAATAGAGTGGCTATAGCACACGAATTAGGTATTAAAGAAATACCTTGTATAATTAAAAACTGTAAAGCAGACACTTATAATATTGAAGGCACTGTTTTAAATACAGATGAAGAAATTAAAAAATATTTTCATCTTCCTGATCAATTACAGATAAGAAGAGATGAAAATAACAATATCGATCAAATTATGCCACCATGGTATGTAAAGGTAATGGATAAATATGTTTAAATATCAAGTAATAAAAAACGCAGTGTCATACGAGTTAGCTAATTTTATATTTAATTATTTTTTACTTAAAAGAGATGCGGTTGATTTTATGTATAAACATAACATCATATATGATAATAGTATGTTTGGAACTTGGACAGATCAACAGGTTCCTAATACTTATTCTCATTACTCAGATATGGTTATGGAAACATTGTTAATGAAAGTGTTACCTAGAATGCAAAAAGAAACAGGTTTACAATTAATACCAACCTATTCATATGCAAGATTATACAAAAAAGGCGATATATTAAAAAGACATAAAGATAGACCTAGTTGTGAGATATCTACTACAATAAATCTTGGTGGAGCTCCGTGGCCCATATTTATCGACGATACGGGGTCTGACAACGTCGTAGACGAGTATAAGAACATACATAAGCCTGATGCACCCAAAGGCACAAAAGTCTTGCTTGAAGTAGGTGATATGCTAGTATATAATGGCTGTGAACTTGAACATTGGCGAGAGCCGTTTGAGGGCGACATTTGCGGTCAGGTATTTCTACATTATAATCATGTAAATGGCCCATTTGCTAATAAAAACATGTTTGACGGCAGACCAAAGCTAGGTCTACCTTCATTTGTAAAATAGTATTATAATGGAGTCATATGCTACAAAAAATAGGATTTCTACCTGGAATCAATAAACAAATTACAGAGACTACAGCTGAAGGTCAATGGGTAGATTGTGATAATGTTAGATTTAGATATGGTTCGCCTGAAAAAATAGGTGGTTGGAAACAACTTGGTGACGATAAACTAACAGGGGCTGGAAGAGGTCTTCATCATTTTGTAAATAGTAAAGCTAGAAAATACGCAATCATTGGCACAAATAGAATTTTATATGCATACTCAGGTGGTGTGTTTTATGACATACATCCTATTAAATCTACAACAACACTTACAAGTGCATTTACCACTACTAACGGATCATCAACTGTTACAATAACTTTTAGTGGAGATCATGGTATATCTGCACAAGATATTATTTTATTAGATAATTTTAGTGCAATAACTAATTCAAACTTTGCTGCTGCAGATTTTAATGATAAAAAATTTATGGTAACTACTGTGCCAACAAGCACAACGATTACGATTACAATGCCATCGAACGAATCAGGATCAGGTGCAACAACATCAGGTGGTATTAGAGTACAACATTACTACCCAGTAGGACCTGCAGTTCAAGCAAAAGGTTTTGGTTGGTCTCTTGGATCTTGGGGTGGTGAGGTAGCTGGTGAACCTACTACTACATTAACTAATGGTATTACTGATACTGTAACATCTGGAATAATATTAGGAGATGTATCACAGTTTCCAGACTCAGGTACAAATTTTATAAAAATAGATAATGAAGAAATATCTTACACAGGTATATCTGGTAATGAACTTACAGGTGTTACTAGAGAAGTTAGAGGTACAACAAAAGCTGCACACAGTGGAGGTGCAACTGTTACAAGCACAACTAACTTTGTAGCATGGGGTGAGGCTGCATCAGGTGACTTGGTATTAGAACCAGGTATGTGGTCATTAGATAATTTTGGTGACAAAGCAATTTGTCTTATACATGACAGCGCTGTATTTGAATGGAATTCTGCTGCAACAAATGCAGAGACAATCAGAGCAAGTATTATATCTGGTGCACCAACAGCGTCACGTCATATGTTAGTATCTACTCCGGATAGACACTTAGTATTTTTTGGAACAGAAACAACTATTGGAGATACGTCTACACAAGATGATATGTTTGTAAGATTCTCAGACCAAGAGGATATAAATACATACACACCTACAGCAACTAATACAGCTGGTACACAAAGACTAGCTGACGGGTCACAAATTAGAGGAGCTATCAGAGGTAGAGATGCAATTTATGTTTGGACTGATACAGCATTATTTACACAACGTTTTGTTGGAGCTCCGTTTACTTTTGCGTTTGCACAGGTTGGAACCAACTGTGGACTAGCAGGACAAAATGCGTGTGTTGAAGTAGATGGTGCTGCATACTGGATGTCAGAGAATGGTTTCTTTAGATATGCAGGTAAATTAGAATCGTTACAGTGTTTAGTAGAAGACTTTGTTTATGATAATATAAATCTATCATCAGGTAATCAGATGGTATCAGCAGGATTAAATAATTTATTTGGTGAGGTAACTTGGTTTTATCCAACAACAGGATCATCTGTTGTAAATAGAATGGTCACATATAATTATTTTGATTCAACACCAAAAAGACCAGTATGGACTATAGGATCGTTGGCCAGAACCATGTGGGAAGATTCTGCAGTATTTGGTAAACCTCATGCACTAGAGTATAGTGCAGGTGTTGATTCATCTTTTGATGTTGTAGGAAACACAGAAGGTTCTACAATATACTATGAACACGAAACAGGAACCGATCAAGTTCAAGGTGGTACTACTACTGCTATTGTTGCAAACATAGAATCAGGAGACTTTGATATTACTCAAAGGGTTTTAAGAGGTTCTACTACAAGTATGCCAGATCTTAGAGGAGATGGTGAATTTATAATGAAGATAAGAAGATTTATACCAGACTTTATATCACAAACTGGCAATACACAGGTAACATTACTATTAAGAAATTATTCTAACGATAGCAGAGCTAGTTCATCTTTGGGTCCTTTTACTGTGTCATCATCTACACAAAAAGTAGACACACGTGCAAGAGCCAGAGCCATTGCGTTAAAAGTAGCAAACACAGCCGCTAGTCAGAGTTGGAAACTTGGAACTTTTAGATTAGACATACAACCGGATGGAAGAAGATAATGGCAAAGATAGTGCAAGTATTAACAAGGCCAAGTGAAGAGTATGATCTGCCAACGGCAGAGGCACAGGTCAGAGATCTTGATGCGATTGTAGAAAAACTTAATTCTACATTTCAAGAAGAATTAAAACAGGAGATAGAAGCATTTAACTTCTTTTTAAATTAATGGCTAATAGTTTTAAAAACAAAAAAGTAGATCTAACAACAACTGATCTTACAACATTATATACAGTGCCATCGGCAACAACTACTGTAATAAAATCATTATTAGTATCAGAGGACGCTGGATCAGGGAGCACAATAACTATTACATTAGTAAATTCTAGTGGTGCTATATTTAATTTATTTAAAGATAAAGCCATAGCATCTAAAGCAACAACGGAACTTTTAACCCAACCTCTTGTAATGGAAGAGAGTGAGGTGCTTAAAGTACAGGCTGCTGACGCGAATGAGCTGCACGTCATAGCATCAATATTAGAAATACAGCCAAGAGAGGTAACAGCATAATGCAAGTAATAAAACCAAAAGAGATAATAGAAACTATTAGCAATCTTAAGACAGGTGAGATATACAAGAATGATGAGGAGTGGAAAGCAAAAGGAATTCCTCAAGAAGATATTAGAAGAGACATTAAGGTAGTAATGCCAAGTCTTGACTTATTTGGAGAAACTAAATGATATTAGATCCAATAGATCAATCAATACGAGATCAAGGTTTTAACTTTGTACCATTTGACAGATACCTAGCAGAGGGATTTCAACCAAACACATTAGATATGTCTGGTGGTATATCTACATTACCAACGTCATCATTAATGTTACCACCAATACCAAACTTTAATATAAATCAAGGTAGAAGTGATAGAGATGATAGTGGTATAACCACTACTGGCTCTGTAGATCAGGGTTTAATGACTGCTGATTTTGCTCCAGATCAATCTATGGCAGGAACTATGGGTATGACTGAGGAAGAAGAAGACGCTATAAACGCTATGAACAATCCTAATTTTACAAAAGGTCAACTAGCACGATTAGGTATACAGGCTGTATTTAATCCTTTTTCTGCAGCATTTAGTGGGTATAGAATGATGCAAAAAAATAAAGCAGAAGCTTTAGAACGAGCACAAGCAGCAGCTACAGCTGCAAGAGCAGCAGCAAATAAAGCTGCAGCTGCTCGAGGAGATAGAAGAGGTGGTTATCAAGCCGGTTATGATGATGACTTTATGACAGGCGGAGGTGGCGGACGTGATGCTGCACAAGAATCTAGATCTCCAGGATCATCTGGACCAGGTGGCTCTGATACTATGGGTTCTTTTATGGATGGAGGTATAGTAGACCTCTTAGATATATATGATTGATTATAATAGAAAAAGGCGATAAAAAGGTAAGACTATGGCAATTTCAAGGATGAATATGGAAAGACAACTTCGTAATATGGGTGGTATCATGACACTCGAAGAGCCAAGACAAGGATATTTTTTAGGTAAACTTGTAAGAAAAGCTAAAAAAGCTGTAAAGAAAGTTGTTAAATCACCTTTAGGTAAAGCCGCTTTAATAGGTGGTCTAGGTGCATATGCAGGTGGATTTGGTCCTTTTTCTTCTGGGAAGTTTGGTGCTGGTTTTTTAAGAGGCACTGGTAGTAATTTACTTACAGGATTAAAAAGCAAAAAAGGATTTTTAGGTCAACTTGGAAATGTATTTAGAGTTGGTGGTGATAAAGATGAAGACTTTAGTGCACTAAGATTATTAGGTGGTGGACTTGGAGCTGCTGCAATTGCTGCACCATTTTTAATGGGTGGTGATGAAGAAGTAATAGATGAAGGTGTTGATTTCACAGGTATTCAACCAGGTATAGCAAGCATAAGACAACAAGCTAGAGATTATTATCAAGACCCTACAAAATCTGCATTATATTTCATGCCTCCTAAATTAGCGGTGCAAAGTCAATTCTATGCTGCTGGTGGTGGATTAGCTGACATACCAAGAGGCGGATATGAAGATGGAGAGATGGTTATGAAAGATTTATCAAAAGATCCTAATTACAAAGGTTGGTTAAAATTATATGAAAAAAATCCTGAGGCAGCTATGATGGGTGATAAAGCTGACGAATATTTAAGATTTTATAATAGCAAAGCAGAAGGCGGTATTATGGACTTAGGTGGTATGGAAAAAGATTATAGAGAAGGTGGTTTTGTACCACTAGGAGCTGAGGAAAGAGCGGACGATGTGCCGGCTAGACTTAGCAAAAATGAATTTGTATTTACAGCAGACGCTGTAAGAAATGCAGGCGGAGGCGACATAGACAAAGGTGCTGAGGTTATGCAAAATATGATGGACAATTTAGAAGCAGGTGGTACTATATCAGAAGAGTCCCAGGGTGAAGAAAATCCTGCGCAAGCAATGTTCGATCAAGCACAAATGTTGGAGGGTAGATTAGCATAATGGCATTACCAGATTATTTACAAGAAACCGCCAAGGATTACGCCAAGCAGTTAACGGCTGCAACTTCTGCACCTATAGATACAAGTAAATTTACAGGTCGTCAGTTTGTTGCTGGTGAAGATCCATTACAAACACAAGCTATTAATTTAGCAACACAAGGTATCGGTGGCTTTCAGCCATTTCTAACATCAGCTCAACAAGCTATAACACAAGCTGGACAAGATGTTGGAGGACTTGGACAATTCATGGGCACTGGAGCAGGGACCGGGGCTGGATCAATTGCAGCTTTTACATCACCATTTCAACAACAAGTTATTGATGAATCATTAAGACAGTTTGATTTATCAAGACAAGGTGGGTTACAAAACATATCTGATATGGCAGTAGCACAAGGAGCATTTGGCGGTGGTAGACAGGGTGCTCTAGAGGGACAGTTTATGGCCGACACTGCATTAGGTAGAGCAGGACTTGATCCACAATTAAGAGCACAAGGTTTTGCAGATGCTGCAGCAAGAAGAGGTCAAGCATTTACACAACAACAAGCATTAGCAAATCAAAGAGCTGGACTAGCACAAAATCAATTTGCATTATCTAATTTTCAACAAGCAGGTAGAGCTGCAGACGTAGCTAACTTAGGACAACTTGGTGCATTTAGACAAGGATTAGATCAATCACAATTAGCAGCCGATCAACAGGCAGCACAAACTGCAGCTTACGAGCCGTTTGGTAGATTATCGACTTATGGAACAGGACTTACAGGTCTTGCTGGTGGTGTTGCTGGTCAACAATTTGAAACACCTGCAGCTCCTAGTCCATTTTCAACAGCTTTAAGTACAGCACTATC